AATAGAATGCAATTTCTTTCTTGACCTTGTTCTTGTTCTTGTTCAAGTCTCTGAATATCTCGTCTGCCTGCTTCTTTTTTGCCTCAATCGGGGTCTTCTTGGAATTGATAGATGTCACCAGAAGGCCGCATTTCTCTTCTAATGCATCTAATTTTTTCTTCCCTACCCCGACCTCCACTTCTATGCTTTGCAGAGTTTTTTGCTTCTTTTTTAATTCGTCCTCTCGTTCCTTCAATGATGCGCTAATATTGGACTCTTGAAGGTCTTTCTTCTCTTCTACTAGCCCTATGCGCGAGTTGGTGGTCTTGATGTCCGTCTTCAATTCGGACAATTTCCCCTTCAGCAAAACGTTCATATCAGAGAAAATCTCAATGTCCAGGACATCCTCGACTACCTTTCTCCTGTCGGCTGGAGTCATCTGCATGAATGAATCATAGCGTGAACCAAGAATGACAACACTACAAAACGACTTGTAATTCATCTTGAGGATAGATGATTCAAAGATGTTTTGGAAATCCTTGGCAGATGCGCTCTTGTCAAATGGAACATGATTGCATTCTATGTCAAAGACGGCAGGCTTCAGGCCACGACAAACCTTATAGTTATTTTTGCCGATAGAGAATTGTAGTTCTACGACACAATCCTTCTGATTCACACTATTGACCAATGCAGGCTTATTGATATTGCGATATGCCTTGCCAAACAATGCAAATGTAAGAGCATCAAGTAATGTAGACTTGCCGCTGCCGTTCTTGCCAATGATGAGCGTGTTCTTCTTGCTATTCAGGTCATACTCTGTGAACGTGTTTCCACTCGAAATGAAGTTCTTGTATTTGAGTGTTTTAAATACAATCAATTTTCACTCTCCTATTCTTCTCTTTGATCTTCCTTCGGGAATTTATACGAGACGCACTTTCTTCTAAGTTTCCCATAGGCACCATATCAAGAAACTGAGAAACTCCATTAATAACAACCTTTTCTACTGCCTGTGTGTTAGCAATCTTTTTGCTTTCGTTTTCAGCATATACACTAAAGATAATCACATACCATTCGTCATTACCATGCAAAGCAGCATTCATCCACCTATGACCATGTATATGTGTTTTGGCTCCATTCATAAATCCCATATATGACATCATTCTCGACTCCAAGGATTTTGCTGAACTTTTACCTGTTCCACTACAACCAATTTTCCCGCGAACGAGATTTTCTTTTTGAAAGTGTCCCATATTAGAAACCAATGAATCAAGGGCATATGTAGTTTGGATTTCTTCTTGTTCTATGGTTTGGTTAGAAGGAAATATCATATAGACATATCCTCCAGAAGTATGGTTTTGCGTCTTCAGCCATTCTCTAAAATCGGGGTCCATGAGTCTGAATGTTCCTATATGATGAGTACCATAGAGCAAATCTGATGAATACTGTGTCATCTTCGTAACTCCACCCACCGACTGAAAGTATCTTTCCTTAGCTTTCCGTATTGCCATATCCTTTTCCTCAATACGAATTCCAAGTGCCTCGTAAACTCTTTTGGAGCCTTTAAGATGATATGACCACCACCATCTTTTGGGTGAGTTTACATTGATGAATATGAATACCTTTTTTTCACTATTCAAACCATTGATAATTTCCTGCTGTAGTTTCTTCATAACAAATCACCTCTTACTGGTTCAAAATAAAGTCGGTATCGCTCAACAACATGACGAGCAGGGCCATACGAATATATAGGCCGTTCTCTACTTGTCTGAAGTATGCCGCTCTCGGGTCAGAATCCACTTCGGGAAGCAATTCGTTTACCCTTGGAAGAGGATGAAGAATCCGTGCATCAGGTTTCATCAGTTTCAACAAATCAGCATCAATGCGATACTCGGCTTGCCTATGATGCTTCTGATATGCCTTAAAATCTTCTTGGGTGAATCGTTCTTTCTGTAGTCTTGTCTGATATATCACATCGACCTTCGGTACGACTTCTTTCAGATTTGCACTAATGGTCAAGGGTATATCGGACTCGGCAACATGGAGCAGGAGTTCTCGCTTCAGCTTGACGAACTCGGGTGCCACCAAATACAGGTGTCCAATGTTCTTGTATTTGGTAAGGAGATACAGGAGTGAATGGATAGTCCGACTGTGGGCCAGGTCACCCACCAGGGCAATATGCTTTCCGTTGATTCCTCCGCACTCTCGGCGTATGGTATACAGGTCAAGAAGTGCCTGTGTCGGATGCTGCCCATCTCCATCCCCGGCATTGATGATGGGTGTATCCGGGCAGACCAATGCGGCAGCCTCGGCAGCACCTTCTTTCGGATGCCGCAGAACAATCACATCCGAATAGGCAGCAACCGTGCGAACAGAATCTTCTAGCAATTCTCCTTTTGCAGTCGAAGAGAAATTCTCGGCATTCTCTGTGGACAGAACATCACCACCCAGCTTTTTCATTGCAGCCTCAAATGAAAATCGGGTGCGTGTGGATGGTTCATAGAACAACGTTGACATGATAAGCCCAGAGTTCCTTAGCATTGGAATCGGGTTTTCTCGTATCCTGTCTGTCACCTCAAAGATTGTCTTTAGTGTTTTCTTGTCAAATTGCTGTGCCTTCAAAACGTGTTTCATCTTTTCCATAACACAAACTCTCCTCTTATGCGTTTGAAATTGCCTCTTCAAATAACGATCTCATCAATCCCTTGACATCATCCTTGTTGTCATATTGGGACTGTTCCACATAGTCATTCAATAACTCTAGCGTTCCCTTGCTCTCGATATGTTCAATTGCCACATCATCATTATTCAATGCATCCGTATTGTCAAGGATTTGCATATGCCAAGGGTCGGCGGCTTCCATCTCAATGATAAACTTGTCGAATATGTATTGGTCATTGATTTCGTTGGCAATAATCTTGACTGCACTCCTCTTGTATATGTCAAAGTCAATGTTCCCGTTGAGAAACTCATCCTCTGTCGATGCATCATAGAACACCTTGGAAAACATCTTGAGTGGATTGGGCACAAATTCTAATTCGAGCGTGTCCGTATCGAACACATGAAACCCACGCTCTTCTCCATAGTCAATCCATGTCTGCTCAAAGGGCGAACCCAAATACCATACGTTGTCCATGTGCGAGCGGGTATGGAAATGACCAGAGAAAACCATATCGAACTTCTTGAAGACCCCCCTGTTCATGCCGTCCATTGATACCGAACCTTTTGCAAACGGGAACCCGGCAAGATTCAGATGCCCGAAGACTACTGATGCCTTTGATGCCTTAATGCGTTTGAGTGTGGTGTCTTCGTTTCCAGAATTAATCCACGGCACGATAAGGACATCCAGGCCATCAAAGGTGACCTCGGACGTTTCCTCGTATACGTCAATGCCATTGTCAAACAGACAATCCATTGAGTTGATGCGATTGGTATTCTTGTAGTATGTGTCATGGTTGCCAATAACAATGGACAGGTCATACTCGAAACGCATCTTGTCAATGACCTTCTTGAAGCGATGCAATGTCTTATAGCTGACCCACTTGCGGCGGTCGGTCACATCTCCGAGGTGGATGATGGACTTGATGCCATGCTCTTCCAGATAGGGGAAGAATTGCTCATACCAGAATCTCTCTTGATACTCTGCAAAGGTGTCGCTGTCTCCGCGAATCCCTGCATGAGTGTCTGTCACCAATGCGATTTTCATATTATACGTCCTCGGGCTTCACGTTCGTTGCATATTGTAACAGGTTGTTTGCACTCACGGGCCTTTTCTTTTTTGCTGTTGGGGCAACGCCATCTGTTTGTGTTCTTTTTTTGTTCTTTATATCTTTTTTCTTTTGTATGGAATCTTCAAAGGTTCCAATGAACTCACTCATGTTGTCATATAGTTTTGCAAATCCAATACTGGATATGTTGGTTTGTTCTTGACTTAGCAGACTACTGTTGCTGGGGCCCGTTGCCGAGGCTTCGTTTAAATTGTCCATTATCTGAGAATTTTCTAACGATTTATACTTGACATAAAGCTGCTTCTTTTCTTTTTGTATCCTTCTCAAAAATGCATAATAAATAATCTGAGTAAAATATGCAAATGGGTTCTTGGACTTCTCTGGATTGAAGTTGTGTATATATTGAATACAGTTCTCAATACCATCTGAAATCATATCTTCGCGGAAGGCATAGTTAATGAAATTTGATTTATACGAAAGCCTGTTTGCAATACTCATAAAAATCTTTCCAATATCATCGGGAACTCTCGGGTCGGGATCGCCATCCTCTCTGGCTATCTTTGTCTCCTCTTTGAATGCCATCATATATCTAAGAAATTCCTTATTATCCACATAATGTTCTGGTTGTTTTCTACTCATGGGCGGTTTCTCACTCCTTTGCCTGTGGTAATTTTACGTTATAGGATTTGACCTTGAATTTTTCTGACTTGTAGATTTCAAATCTCTCTTGATAGTGCTTGAGGGCAAAGTTCCTTGTCTTTCGGCCACACGAAAGGTCATCCACAATATCATACAGGACTGCCTGTTCGTCTTCGTCCTCCCCCACTCGCCGCAATGCTCGACCAATGCTCTGCAATGTTCTGATGCGCGACTTGCCGGGATGAACAAAGACCACATTGTTGAGTCGTTTGATGTTGATGCCCGTAGAATAGACACCCACGGACGCAATGATAATTGCATTTTCTTCCAGTTCTACCTGTGAACGGACTGCCTCTCGGTCATCGACTTTCGTTCCTCCATGTACAAAAAAGACCTTTTTCTTCTTGTCTCCCTTCTGTATCATGTCGAACAATGGGACTCCATGCTTCTCTATGTAGTTGAACAAGACGAGCGTGTTTCCTTCAAGACTCAGAACCAAATTCTTGATGAACCTGTTGCGCGAATCACTCCCTACAATATAATCAATTTCTTCTTGGTATTTCAGTTTGGATGATACCTTCTCTTCATGCCTCAACACAATTGCCTTGACGACAAAATCTGAAAGCACCTTTTCGTCAATGAGTTTCTTGGTTCCAATGACCCTTCGGACTGGACCCAATAGCCCCTCAATGACCAACTTGTTTGTCTGCATCCCATCCAGAGTTCCTGTCGTGCCGAAACGATATTTGACATTGGGTGTCTTTGTCATGATACCCATGAGTGATTTGGCCTTTACCCCATGACACTCATCGACCACCACCATTCCGAACTGCTCAAAATAATCCTTGCGAAGACGAAACAACGACTGCCATGTTGAAATCACGATAGGGCATTCGGTTTCCTTTGACTTGCCCGACATGATTTGGTGAATGCCAATGTCCGAGGGAATGCCATAGTCGGCAAAGTCCTGTGTCATCTGTGCAACCAGCGATGTGGTCGGAACAATAATCAATGCCTTCTTATCTTCAATAATCATATTCAAATAGAACCGTGTGAGCATATAGATGATGAGACTCTTGCCGGAACCTGTAGGAGAAAGCAGAAGCATCCTTCGCTTTCGGACTGCCGCCACAAAGGCATCCACTTGATAGTTTCTTGGGGTGAACTTGGGCGGAAGCCCCAATGTCTCAATGAATTGTACTGCCTCGTTTACTGAAAAGTTCTCGTCGGCAGCATCGGGCCCCTCTTCATGCTCTATGACATAGCCATGTTCCCTTGCAAACTCTGTTATATAAGACACCAGCCCCGCATAGATGGTTCCGTCCTGTATGTTAAAAAGACGAATTTTTCCATCCCACACACCGTGCTTATAGGTAGGCATGAACCGATAACCCGGCACTTCAAATGTGAAATGGTCTGACAATTCACGGAGGACGGAGCGTTCGTCGGAACGGACACGAAGATAGACTTCATTCAACTTCTGGATTTTAATGGTATCCATCATACTGGTATTGATGATTCTCTATCCGTTGATTCCGTTGGTGAATTGCTTCCACTTGATTGCATTGGAAATCGTAAAGCTTCGATTGTTGACAGACCCTATAATAGAACTCAGCAGGCCCACTTTTTCTCGCTGGTCGCCAATCATGACCAAGTTCTGAACAATGTTCGGGTCGCCATCCACATACTTTGCAACATCTCCCTTGAGGATTTTGAGAGCCAGCGGTTGCCAATTTCTCTCATCAAGGTCTTCTTGACACATTTTGCCAGAGTAGTATTCAAACTTGTCCTTCTCTAGCATCTTGTGGGTGAACATCATTCGGTTGAGGATACGATTCTCGTCGTTCATGATCTTCATGTACTTGGAATGCAGTTGGGGAATCTTGAGGCTTTCAAGGTCAAGCTCCAAATCGTCAATCTTGGAGTCCACATCCCATAATTCGTGAATCATCTCTATCGTAAATTCCTTGTCTTCTTCAATAGTTGTCATGTTTTAAATATACCTTTCATTTTCAATATAATATAAGTGAATTGCTATTGTATGTTAAACTTCAGTTTAATTCGACACACCCGTTGCCGAGTTGGGGGTTTCTCACATCCTGGGCCATAGTATAATCACCAAACAACCAAGGTCAAGGCCTAAAATCAAATTTTTTCGTAGGTATACGTCAGATACCTGAAGGTTGCAGATGCCTTGATCCCTTCAATATCGGCAGATGCCGAATCAAATAAAACTTCTGATAAATTAGTTGGAAATAGGTCTTTAAATATAATTTGATAATTGGGGTTCATATTTGAATTCAGGATGGTGAGCGTTGCATCCGAATAAATGTGCTTTTCCTTCTGGGAGGCATATTCTGAATAGTCATGGGGGAACCCCAGGCCTGCCATCCAGTCATAGAGTTCCCTCCAATTCTGAAGGTCTTCGTCCACAAGGAACTGAATGTTCAATGGATCAAAAACAAGGGTTTCTCCAGGGACAGCCGTCTGAAGAAATGGGGTGGGCTGGGGGGCCTCGCCAAGAGTAAGTCCAGGGAGGTTTACAGAAGTCAGAAACCAATTGGTGGTCGGAAGCACTTCGATATAAAATCGAAATCCTACAGGAGATAGGTAGTTGATGTTGTCTGGTGAATTGAATGATTTTGCCATGCTACTATGCGGTGCCTCCTATTATGTATTTAGGCGTCGGGCGGCCGAAAAGAAACGAGGAGTGTCTCTATGAAAGACACCCCTCGATTTCTTTTCGATTATGATGCTACTACGGATTACTAGCCAGCCAGATTATTGACTCCGAAGGCTCTGTAGTATCTGTTGTTCTGACCGACCGACACTTCTGAACTTCCAGTATCCGTTGCAAATGGATTCACACCAACACCGTAGCGGGTCTTGAATCCAATCTTGGGCTGGAATGTTTCCTCACCAATTGCACGGACCATCTGGAGGGGAACGTATGGGCAGTAGAACATCCCTGCATCATATGGCGATGTTCCCTTGTATCCAACACACACAAAGTCGTCCCCGGAGAAGGAGTAGGGGTCAATGTAGACCTTGAGTCCTGCACCAATGGTTCCGGCGAATGTGCTTCCAGTATCATCTACCGTGAGTGCGGCAGATGGGTCAAGAACACCAGCAGTTGCAAGAGCAGAGGCAATATCACTCGAACAGAGAATGAAGTTACCCTTCCCTCGACGAGTGTTCTTTGCAATGGCATTGGCTTCCGTCTCAATCTTGTAGACAAGAGACTTGAATCGCTCTACGAGCCAGCGACCGTCCAATGAACCAAGCCCTGCTGCATTGTTACCAGAAGGTGCAGACCCTCGGGCATCAATGGCATCAACGCCAGTAGAACTCATGTAGATTGAGCGAACAATTTCACGATTGATTTCTGCATTGATCTCAGTCGTGAGAATGTTTGCAAGCTCAGTCTCGGCATCAAGACCATGAATTGCCTTCAAGTCCTGTGCCAGTTCTACCGAATACTCTGCCTTGAGGGCCCGAGTAACGGCAGTAACCTGAGCCTTGTCAATCTGGAATGACATGGAAGGAATCTGATTGGTTGCGGATTGGCCCCATCCTTCGGCAGTTGCTGTAAATGCACCCTTGTTGATTGCAACGGCTTCCGATGCGACTGCATTGAACATCTGATTGGCTGCGCCGGATGCGCCTACAGGAAGAAGACCGACTCCACGACCAGCAGAATAAGCAGTATTTGCCTCGGAGTAGAATGCATTTGTTGTAGCAACTGCCCCGCCCGTTTGGTCTTTGCCATATGTTGGGCGAAGTGCAAAAATCAGACCCGTTGGGCCCGACATTGGCTGAACACCCATAACATCAAATGCAATGAGGTTAGGAGCAGTTCGTCTCACAAGGCTGATAAGAACAGGATCAAACTTGGCGGCATTGCCCGAAATTACTTCCGGCGCAAGAGATTCTCCAAGAAGACTTGTCGAACCCGCTCCTGTTATTGATGCCTGTTCTTGAAGAGAAATCTCTTGCTGCTCAAGCATGTGTGCCGTGACAACCTTTCGGTAATGATTCTTGATCTCAGGAAGATCCGTATGGTCAAGAACTGGTTGCCATTTGTTAACTAGCTGTTCATTCAACATGTGTTTACTCCTTAAAAATTCGTTGAATTAGATAATCTCTTCAACAGTATCCTAATGTTTATTTATAAATTATTGATTTTCAACAACAGTTCTTCCAAGCGTACTTACATATGCAGCCATCGAAGAATTGTGTGGTGCCTCTTCGGTGCCTGCAAGACCATTTTCCGAAACTTCAAACTCTTCATCAAGTGGGATTGTCTTGCCGCGAACCGTCCTTGGGAAATAGTTCTCTTTGATTGTCTCAAGGGCAGTCTCATATTGGTCTACGTCTTCAAAGTTCACGCCTTCTGCAAGGCCCTTCATCTTCTCTGATTCGATGTCGGTCAACTCATCAGAGAGATTGGTCAGGATTTCATCTTTCTGAAACCCCTTAACCTTGGAAAAGAGGTCTATATTTTTCTCAACATTTTCGTTGAGTTCGCTCTCCAATTGGTCAACTCGGCTGGCAAGACTGTCTACTACATCAACCTTCTCTTCTGGAATGTCAATATAATGATCTTCAAACAGTTGCTTGAGTCCACCAATAAATTCTTCGGTAATTTCCGACTTGATTCCACGCTCGATTGCAAGCTCGTTGTCCTTGACCCACTCTTCTATTACATACGAAAGGTAATTGTCTACCTTGTCGGTGATTGTAGAAAGGATGGATGCCTCCGACTCTTGCAACTTGGCCCCAAACGAGGCTTCCATTTCTTCAAGTTCAGAATTGATCTTTGCGACCACGGCAGCTTCAAAAACTGTTTGAACCTGTGTCTTGAATTCTTCTGAGAGGTCGTTCTCTCCAAAAATTGCAGTAAGGTCTTCTGAAATGTCAATATCATCGCTGGTGATGACCGTGCGCTCAACAGAAAGGGGAATCTCAATTGAATCATCATCATCCTCATCAGAAGCAGACTCTCCAAGGAGGTCGCTCATGAGCTTGGAATATGCACCAGCAAGTTTTTCTGCATCCGTGTCCTTCATTGTTTCAAAGACGGCACGAATTATTTCTTGTTTGGTTTCTGGAATGACTTGCTCTTCTACATCATCATCATCCTCGTCATCGTCATCCTTTGCAAAGGGATTCTTGCCCTTCTTCTTGCCCTTCTTCTTGCCATTCTCTTCTTCGTCATCCTCATCGGCTGCTTCATAAACTTCAATTTCAGACGGGTCATCTCCTTCGCCCTTGGCTTCTGCGCCAGACTTGACCTTCTTCTTGGTCAGCTTCTTGCCCTTGGGCGTGGCGGCCTTTGTCACCTTGCCACTCTCGGGAGCAGAACCAGTGGCCCCACTTCCAGGCTTGTCTGGAGATTCGGTAGAATCTTCTGCCAATTCGTATTCAATCTCATTTGCAATATCATTTGCAATCTGGTCAATTTCTTCATCAATTGAGATTTCTGCGGTACTTAAATATTCGGTAGCCATTATATCCATCTCCTTAGAAAGAATGGAAGAATCCAAAGGTTATTCTTAGTTATTTATAACTCCTACAATTTTGACAAGAACGATTTGAATATTCTTAACTTCTGCTCTTCCATGTCTTTTCTCTTTGCCGTTTCATTGATTTGTCTCTTATATTTCTCTATTTCTCTCTCTTTAATTATCCCATTATCCCAGACCCATTCTTTGCCTTCCATGATACCTTCGACAAATGCCTCTGGGGCAGAAGGGTCTGCAACAATATCTGCGGCAGTCGCAAGATAGAAATCATCCTGCACGACATTGGTTCCTCGTTGATTCTTTAACGAACCCATTCCGCGTGAAGAAACTCCCAGCTTGGCACCCTCGTCGATGAGATTCTTGACAATCTTGCCATACGGGGTGTCCATAATCTTTGCCTTGCCAATCCAATTGTTTCCGTCTTCCTTGAGTTCCTTTATCATATGAGAAACACGTTCAAGGTTGACTACCGGACCATCGGGATGGCCAAGTTCTCCGAATGCCCTGTTCTGGTCAACATAGTTTCCAATATACTTGTAGACCTCTTTGTTCAGGACTTCCTTGGGATAGATGCGACCGTTGCGATTCTTTTGTTCAGCCTGCATGAAAACGCCCTTGATATAGTGACTCTTTTCGCCTTTGGCATTCTCTTCCGTGATGAATTCAACATCTCCATCTGCCATGATTTCGGTAATTAGTTTCATTGCCCTGCCTCGTCGTTGTTGTTGTCGTCTTCTTGAGAAGATTCAATATCGTTTAGCCAACGATTTGAAATTTCCATTTTCTTTGTCTTGAATGCATCAGAAACCTTGGAAAATAACACAGAGTTAATTTTGTCTGCCATTTCGGAAGGCTTCTCGCCCAGAGCATCCTTGATTGCTGCCCTAATTGTTTCTTTCATAATAAATTTCTCCCTTTATTATATTTATATCAAGTAATATCTTCATGGAGTTTTCTTTGTTTGGCATTTACTAATTTAATTGTCTTTACTCGATTCTTTGTTAAAATTTTCTCTTCTTGTTGACTTTTGTTTTCAGGTGAAGGGTTGTTC